TGAGTGGAATAAGTTCCAAGCAGGATTTAACTAATGGAAGAAGAGTATTTTCCGGAAGGTCATGAAGACTGTGATTACATGGTAGGACTATCCATACAGGATGTTCACCTTTTATATCATAGTGTTCAAGAAACTATTAGAGTTTGGCCTGGTGCTCCAGCACGTCCAGTTGAAGAACAAGAACAATTAGTGCAGATGAAAAATAATTTATATCGAATGATTCTAGATTATAAGTTTCGTGAGATGTAATAAATATTCATAGGTGAACCCTATGAGTAATGTCTCATTTGATTATTTCTAAGAAAAACGAAGTATATCTAAAAGTTGAAGCAGAACCGCATGTCTTCTACGAGTTAGCAGACCAATTCACTTTTGATGTACCTGGTGCAAAATTTATGCCCCAGTATCGAAGCAAGTACTGGGACGGAAAGATTCGTCTGTTTAACACACAGACTGGAGAAATATATGTTGGATTATTAGATAAGATAACCAGATTTTGTGACCATCACGGTTACACTTACGAGTTTAAGGATAATAAGTTCTATGGAACTCCCTTTGAGGTGAACGATCATATCTCACCAGAGGGCGTTAAAGACTACATGAATGCTATTTGTAAGTATTCACCTAGAGCCTATCAAGTCGAGGGAGTATACGACGCCCTACGACATAATAGAAAGTTGTTGATATCCCCAACTGCCTCTGGAAAGTCTCTGATGATATATTCGATTGTGAGATATTACGTTGAGCGAGGGCAAAATACTCTGATAGTTGTTCCGACGACTTCTTTAGTAGAACAGATGTATAAAGATTTTGCAGACTATGGTTGGGATGTAGGTTCATATTGCCACAAGATATACGCTGGTAGAGAAAGAGAGACGGACTCTCAAGTTATCATTACTACCTGGCAATCGATCTACAAACTCCCCCGTAAATATTTTGAACGATTTAACGTAGTTGTTGGGGATGAGGCTCACCAGTTTAAAAGCAAGTCACTTATATCTATAATGTCAAAACTTGCTGATGCTAAGTACCGGTTTGGATTTACTGGAACATTAGACGGCACTCAGACACACAAATGGGTATTGGAAGGACTGTTTGGTCCGTCTTATAAGATCATCAGAACAGAAGAACTGATGGCAAAAGGTCACGTTGCCAAGTTGGACATCAACGTGCTTCTATTGAAACACCCAGCACATAAGTTTGAGACCTTTGAAGATGAGGTTCAGTATATCATAGGACACGAACGTAGAAACAAGTTTATCCGGAATCTCGCACTTGATCTTAAAGGAAATACACTAATTCTGTTCTCTAGGGTAGAAGGTCACGGTAGACCACTATACGAGATGATAAATAATAGCGTCATAATAGATAACCGCCACGTATTTTTTGTACATGGTGGAGTAGATACACAAGATAGAGAGAAAGTTAGAGAAATTACTGAAAGAGAAAATAATGCAATCATTGTTGCATCTTATGGAACTTTCTCAACAGGTATTAACATCAAGAACTTACACAACGTAATTTTTGCATCACCGTCTAAGTCTAGGATCAGAAACTTACAGTCTATCGGAAGAGTTCTTAGGAAAGGTAACAACAAAACAAAGGCAACACTCTATGACATTGCCGATGATATTAGTTACAAGTCAAGGAAAAACTACACTCTGAATCATCTTATTGAGAGAATTAAAATCTACAATGAAGAGAATTTTAACTATGACATAGTAAACATACCGCTGAGGAACTAATGGGAGAAGAATTTTACTCTATTATAAAACTTGTATCTGGAGAAGAGATCTTCGCAAAAGTATGCGTTGATGAGAATGAAGGTGAACCTATCTTGCTTGTGCAAAAACCAATCAAGATGAAAATGATTCAGACACCTGAAGGTGCTTTTATCAAAGTATCCTCATGGATGGAATTGACTGAAGAAGATGTCTTTGTTATAAGGCTTGATAGAATTATTACCATGACTGAAACTCATGATAAAAAAATGATTGAAGTATATGACCAATATATTGAAGAATCTGAAGAAGAAGATCTAGAACCTCTCAGACCCAGATCTAAAGGTAAAGCAAAGATTACCGGTAAGATGGGTTATGTTGCTAGTGTAGAGGAAGCAAGAGAGATGCTTGAAGACATCTATAGTAAAGATATTAAAGAAAGCTAGAGCCTTCTCTTCAAACCTAACAAAGGTATTCTACTCATATTTGAACATCTTGTCAAGTTATGAGAATATGTTATAATGTTTATAACCTTAAATACGGAAACCAATGTCATGCCAAAGAAGAAGTCAGAACATTATGTAAACAATAAAGAATTACTAGAGGCACTGATTGTTTACAGAACGAAAGTAGAAAAATCATACTTAGAGACCTTCGGCAAAGACCTTACTCAGCAACCCAAAGAACAACGAGCAAAGCGTTGGGAAGGTAAACCACCGATTACAAACTATCTTGGCGAATGTTTTCTTAAGATTGCGACACACCTTTCTTATAAACCAAACTTCGTCAATTACATGTTCCGTGATGATATGATCTCAGACGGAATTGAAAACTGTGTTCAGTACATTCATAATTTTGATCCTGAGAAATCCAAGAATCCTTTTGCCTACTTCA